TTGTGCCGAAACTTTTCACGCGACAGCCGGGTCTTGAAACCCGCATACATGCCATCGATCTTGCAGGGATGTTTTGCTGATATGTCCCAGTAACACCTATTTGGGTCTTCGAAATCGTCAATTACAGGCTGCTGGTCAAACGTATAATCGTTCAGGTACTCCAAACCCACCCTGCAGGCACCAAAACCACCCACAATGGCCTGGAACAGCGCTGTCTGGTATTTGGTCTTTGAATCTGAACCCAGCGAAATATGCTTGATAATGGCAGCACGAACGTCTGCCGTTTCGGGCGGTACGTCTTCATCAGGCTGAATCTGCAGATTTGGGGTGTTTTGTATGTACTCGCCAATCAGATGGTTCGTTAGAACCCCAAGTTTATTGACCACCAGCGGGATTTTGTCATACCGCTCGAAAAGCTTTGATTCATCTTCACGCCACTGGTCGCCCAGGACAAAATCTATCCATTCATAATACAATGAACGGTTAATTGTCCAGAATTTTTCCCATTTATCAACGCGGTCGCGTATCTTCCCGCACTTTTCCGGGTCTTTCCTTGGCATATTTGTAATCCATTACAAAATTGCGCCAGCCAATCCATTTGGCAGGTTATTAGTGTATCATTTGTTCAATTTTGGTTCCATTCATCCTTAATATCATCCTCAACAGGCTTTGCAGGCTTGTCATCGGGTGGGATCAGTCCATAGCGGGTAATATAATTACCCTTTTCATCAAAAGAATATGGCAAGCTTTGGCATATTTTCTTTTTGGGCGGTTTTTTCTTAGTCATACTTAAATCCTTTTAACTATTCCATCTCATTTTTGCCCCACATGACCGGGAACATGTAGCAGTTTCCCTGTGTCTATTGGCCATAAATTTCTTTTTACAAATTAAACATGTCCTTTTATCAGTAAAGTGTTTTTTATATGCCTCTTTTTGTGAGCATGATCTGGAACAAAATCTGGTATTTTTTCTTGCTGCAAAATATCTCTCCGCTTTTTTGCCACATACAGAACAGGTAATAGTTTCCTTTTTCCTGTCTTGCCATCCTTCTTTTGCATGTTTTCTGTGCCATTTAATTCCTTCCTTTGATCCATGCCATTCCTTTGCTGCTTTTTGTGCTTTTACCAATGCTCTCTTTATCTTTCTCACATAATCCGGTTTTTTGTATGATTCCTTCGCGTGATCACTTAAGTGTTTTTTCATCTCCATCAATTCAAGATTTGAAATATCATTGTTTGTCCAATTGTGATCCTTGTGATGGACAACAAATCCTTTCGGAATAGAACCAAAATGATCAGTCCATATTTTCCGATGCAATAATCGTGGTTTTGAATCCTTTACACCACATGAATAATATCTCCCTGACTGCTGCAACCAATATTTAATGCCTTTATAGACAACAAACTTCTTCATTTGATTAACCTATAAAATGTTAATCATAACACATCAGCACCTCTAACGAAACATCCTGCGTTCATATGGTGATAGTTGAGGCATATCTATCTGGGTAGCACTTCCGATTCCACCAAAATGGCCCCCAAAAAAACTTAATGCCAAACTATCGGCTCCGTCCGGAGACGGCATCCCCCTGGCTCGCAGGTCGTCTTTTGATTCAATCTGTAGCTGTCCGCTGGAAGTGAATTTGAACCCAAGTGAACATAATTCTCCGTGTAATTCATCGTCATCAGGAATTTGTACGGGCAATTCTCCAGACATCCAGTCTCGCATGTCACTCCAAAGCTCAGCACGCAGGTTTCTGAATTTTTCCTTGTCATTGGCTGATCTTGCGACATTGACACCCTCCACGCAGTCGTAACCCATTTCATGCAAACGATCAACGACACCTGCACCAATGCCGATACAGTCAATATAAACTTTCTGTGGTTTTTCTTCAGTGATTATTCTCTTGATCCTGCCTGCGATTTCCATTGTGTTGCAATTGCCGAACTTTTCAAGAGCGTAAGCAACGCGGCCTTTTCTTCGGATGATAGCGGTCCGGTCACGGTCGCTGATAGCCACATCGACCCCGATAATAAGAGGTCCATTGTGTTCGAGATCGGATTTTCTGGCCTTGATAACGCTTCTCGAATTAATGAATACATTTGCAACGGGGTTGAGGAAAGCCTCAGTCGCGCTAAAAGGATATTCCTGTTTAAACTGTTCAAGCCCTGCATCGTAGTCTTTGGCAAGGTCTGAGATTTTGTGTCTGCGCCATGCGAGGTGTGCATTGGTCAATCCATCGTGCTGGTAGAGTTTCAGGAGGTAGTCTTCATCTTCGGTGGGCTGGAATCCTGTGTCGATGCTGGTGTACTCATTTTGCCAGTACCATGGCACAAAGATGGCTTGATATTCTGAATAGCCACCCATTGCAGCGATCCACCGCTGGTGAAAGTAATTACCAATGCCATTTGCTGTTGACTCCAGAATGACTTCGGTTCCGGGTTCACTGCTGATGGCCTGCAGGATTCCCTTGGCGTGCTCTTCTGCGAATGCCCAGAATCCCACTTCTGATCCGTGAAACAATTGAATAGTTTGAGAGCGCCCCACAGATTTATTGCCAGCAGTACCAACAGAATACCCAGAATCAAACTCGCGGAAATATAATTCCTTTGCATTAGCTGTATCAGGCACTGGAACCAGCCCAGACTCAAGATTATCGTAAAACCTGTTAGCCATGCTAAAAAGGTTTTTGGTGGCTTCTTTATCATGCGTGAGAATAAATGCTTTGCGTCCACGGCCTGTGATTACCTTGTGAAAGAATCTGCCCTGAATATATGTGCTGCAACCCTGCTGTCTGCCTTTCAGAATCACAGCACGCACTTTGCCTGTCTCAGTCAACTGCTTTTCGAGACGGGTGTGAATATATGTCTGCGCACGATTAAGATCAAGCGGTTTGGGCGTGCCGGATTTGGTGCGTATCACCAAAAACTTTGGCGCAAACTTCCTGAAATCCCTTAACGTGTTCAGCTGATCATCAGTGATCGTTTGCTGCATCGAGTGCTGCAACGAAATCTGCTGGCAATGCTGCTTCTTTCGCTTCAGGAGGCTGTACAGTCTCAACAGGCGGCGATGATTGCTGTTGCTGAATTAACAGGGTGAATGCTTCACGTGCCCACATAAAGCTTTGATCGAGATTTTGGCCTATCAGGTCTTTGTAACGCTGTGCTATTGGCAGCTGGTTTATTGCGGATGCCATTGCCTGATAGAGTTTGTTGAATACATCAAATTGCTGTGCGTAGTCTGGCGCTTTAACGTCTGTCATGTTTCTCATCCTTAAAGTAAAAAACCTGTTGCCGGCAGCATTGCGCCACCGGCATATATTATTCAGTTAACGGTTTGCGTTGTAATTGAAATCATCTTCACCCGGCATTTCAGGGCTTAACTGCACATTGCGTTTTGCCCCTTCCATTTTGGTGGCAGGATGAGGAGTGTTTGCAAGGTCAGCCATGTTGTTGTATCCCATGCCCTTATTCATATCCATATTGTTTCTGGATTCCCATGATTTCGGCATGGCAACATAATGCTCGCCTTTCACATTCTCAACTGCACCTGATCTTCCGTCTTCCATGAGTAATACTCCTGTTAAATTCGTTTGGTTGCTTTCAGCCAGGTTTAACCGTAACTGCCGGAAGTAACTGCTGCAGATGCCTTGAACCCGTTTGGCAGCATCAGGATCAGGTTACCAGTGCCCTTTCCTGTATCAAGCAGACTCAATACACAGCCCCCTGTGGCACTGGAAAATGCTGCAATACCCTGGGTAATGGTAGTGCTGCCAGTTGGGTCTTTTACGCCACCAGATGCGACTGAATAACCTGTGGATGCTGCGGATTGTAATGTCAAACCAGTGTTATCCGTTGCAAGATAAACCTTGAAGGGGATAACACGGGACATATTGGTTCCACTGCCATCCTTAAGCTGGACAGTAATAGTACAGGTGTTTGCAGCACCTGCAGCAGCGGTAATAGTGCAGCTACCCGGATCAACCTGTGCGACCGGAGTGGCTCCATACTTCAGGTTATTCACAGAGATTGCAGAAGCTGTTCCCGCATCCAGTACAAAGTTTGCAGTGGATGCACCCGGATCGGGGATGCTTACCACAGATGCCTGTCCCATGGCGGCATTGCTGATCGTGGTGTTTGTATTGCCCGTATTGGCAACAGCCGCGAGGATCAGTGATCCTTTTGAGCCCGTTGCCGGGAAGGAAATCAGCGTACCTGCCGTTCCTGATTTGCCTGCCTGGATATTGCCATCATTCTGTACGGCGCCGGCTGTGTCATCAACTGTGCCGTGGGTATCAGTAAAATGCGCAATGTATCCCACCTGTGTGGCTGATCCTGCCATCACAACGCGGGTTTTGGATGCATCTGAGGGCAGATAGCCCAAGTCTTCAAGGTTGCCACTGGTGGACTGGAACACTGCGAAGTCGCCAATGGTAACGGGCGCACCAACGACTGATCCACCAAAGACAAACGGAATCAGTGAGGCAAAACCTGGATCAATCTGGAAGAATCCCCAGCCATCGGTAGCATAAACCAGCACCATGTCTGAAAGCGCCCATTCCCACGGGCCTTCATTGATTGCTTCAATATTGGCGGCCTGTGCTGTCAGGTAGCCAGTGGTGCCAACCTGTGAAAGGGTGGAGTCTGCAATGATGCGAACGATGAACGGATCATATGCCTGATCCCGTTTGATTGAGGTAATTCCTGACATTGATCACACTCCTTGTGATAATTGCCCATAGTATGCTGCATGGCCATTTAAAACGCAATCACAGCTTGTCTATCAGTTTTTCCATGAGTGCGCCGGCTGCCTCAGACTTGGCAGTGTCTTCAGGTGCCTTCGGGTTAACCCATCTGGCCTGTGTTCGCAAAATTAACTCAATCATCTTGTCATTGCCTTCCATAGCTCGTCTAAAGGCATGGGCCGCCACGCCCTCAATCTTGTTCATGCGGGAGTTGTGCAATTCTTCAGGATAATACTTCACAAGCGTGGTTTCGCCTATGCCCAAATATTGCGCAATCATGGGCTGTGCAAATCCTGCGCAAGCAAATGCCTCTACTTTGGCCCTCGTTTGAATGGTTGGCACATGCTCGATTCCTTCGGGCATATTGTACCTCTTAGATTTTCAGATATCCGTGTCTCTCTCGCATCCTGCAAAGCCGCTTCACAGCTCGCTCCAGGGCCATAGCACACTCGTAGCCATAATGCCGTATAACACGCCTGCCAATGCCACCACGAACCACTGTGAGCACAGAATCATTGAACATATCCCTTTGCACGCTCATCCAGTAGAACCGCCCGTCTGGCCTCTCATACTTGATCATATTATACCCATAAAATCAACAGGGGGCGCAATATATCACTTAGCGTAAGCTCTTGATAGCCATCCTGCCAGAAACACTTGCAGGTTAGGATTATCCATAACGGTCTTGCGATATGCCCATGCGCGTTCAGCCCTAAACGCGGGTAAAAGTGCCATGGGCTTGCAGGTTTCGATCCACTGAAGTGTGGCATGGCCGAATATCCCATCGTCGACCAGTATGCTTATACCACACCAGACGGCCCATATAGCTCGCTGTACGCATTTCACTGCTGACCCTATGCCCTGGGATACGGCAGCATCGAAAATGTCGTCAGCAAGCTCCTGATCGCTTATTTTGGCAAATGGTGCCCTGTTCCAAAACTCGCCTTCAAGGATTTCAGCCGCCTGGCCTTCCGTGAGAGAGCGGATATCGTCCGGGATAGCAGGCTCGCTGTATAGGCCATATCCCTTGCGCGTGGCTGGACTGAGCGCGTTGAGGAATCTGAGGGAGATGCCGTATTTGCTGATACCGCCTGGGTCTTCCTTACGTTCACTCAGGCCCCCTTCCAGTCTGATCGTTCGGCTGATGGCTGGTTTTGGATCGGCCATGGCAAGTCTCCATCATGATGGGATCGGTGGGTTTGTAACAGGTTTTGCAGACGTGATATGACTCACAGTCATGCGAGAGGGTTGAAACTTCTGTTTTACAGCATCTGCTAACCATTGCACTCCATCCCTGGAATAAAAAACCCCCTGCTCAAGGGGTGCCGCATGTGCGGGATAGCTGCTCAAGGAAGGGAAGCAGTGTCCGGTTCATCCCGCAACGCCCGGCCATTGATTAAATACCGTTCTATCATGGCTTTTGCCTCAAGCCAACCAAAAGCTGTCTGCGCCTCATACCCCACATCGCGCATCATCTGCTGAAACTTCTGCTGCCGGACCCACACCGGCCTGCTGGTTTCAGATGGCGGGTAATGCTTCGCACGTTTGATCTCAAGCCAGAAACCAGGCACCCCATTGACGGGATAGGCCAGAAACAGGTCACTGGCGCCTGAACACATCCCCTGTGTCTGCAGGTAATAGCCCTGCTGTGCAGTGCGATCCCCCTCATTTGTGATCTTTACCACGTGCCGGCTTATTGCTGGCATCAGCTTTAGCCACTGGATCAGGTAACGCTGCTCCTGCCATTCCAGTGGGCACATATCCCGTTTTGCCATCCGTGGCGTCTCCATACAGTTGTTTCAGCAATTCCATTGCTTTGGCCCGATCGGCCATATTGACGGTTTTTTCGTGTTTCATTGGTACCCCATATTCTGTACTAAAATTTTACAGTGTTTGCCTGATGTGTGTCAATACCTCCTGTGTCTGTGTGAGCGCATGAGTATATATATATAAATATATGATTTTATTTATATATATATACGCTCATGGGTACACTCACTATGAGCACACATGAGAGGTCATGATCGGGCACATGAGCGCACTGTATGATCATACTGTTATTTATATATAAATCATAAAGATACACATAGACAAACACAGTCCGCTCATGGGGGGAGAGACACACAGGGACATTCAGTATTTGATTATTATTTAATCAAATATAGCACGTTGATGTTGCCAGCTCCCTTCCGAAACTTGACGAAATCTTCCTTTTTGAGCTGAGCAATTGAGCGGCGAAAGGTAATATCTGTTATTCCCTTTTTGATCAAAATGTCCTCTAGTGTCTTTTGTGTGCTATCTCCATGCACTTTTAAATGATCAATGATGAAGTCGCATGTTTGCTGCAATTTTGATTTGTCATATATCTCTTTGCTTAAGGCTTGATCTGCAGAGATGTTCACCATATCCGGGAACCAGTCAACTCTGGCAGAATGGATAATTCCATCAGGCGTATTCACTTCAGTACCAACGATCTGATAGGCTCGGGACTCAAAAGATTTCACTTTCAGATTTGCTTTCAGATCGACCATACAAACCTTGCCGCTGATTTCTGGATGTTTGGCAATAACCCACGCCGCCCTCGGCGTATTGACCCATGAACCGCATCCAGAAACTTCGCTCATGGCATGAAGTACATTGGCACCACTGGATTGTTTACGAAGATGTTTGTTTAAAATATTGGCAAAATGGTATTGCTTGGCAAGACGATTCAGGCTGTCAATAAAATTCGCTACTTCAACATTAACATGGTCTTTTAAAGGTCCCGTAAAATAGGAAACTGGATCAATGATGACCATTTTAACGGTTTCCATCTGCGCTATTTTTTCTTCCAAAAGCTCCAAATGTCCCGAAAGATCTACGAATTTTCGTTTGGATGAATTGACATCCCGCATAATTTTTATAATTTCAATTTGGGAAGTATCGGCCTGTGCTGCCATAAGTTTGGGTTTTAGCTGATATTCAAAATCATCTTCAGCAGACAGGATAATGACTTTTCCCTGTGGAAACTGAACGCTTTCTCCTCCGGCTTTAAATTCCTCGCCTGTGCTGATTTTTGATGCCAGTTCCAGTAATAGCAAAGATTTCCCGATACCGCCTTCCCCCACAAACAGGGTCGACGTATCGAGAGGAATAACATTCGGCCATAACCATGGCTGCTCTTTTGGGATTATTTCGGAAGCACAGACTGATTCCAGTTCATATTGCGCAATATTTTTGTTGATTGGCACTATATTTTTAACGGTTCGTGTTTGATGAAAATCGCTCATGACATTTCCTTATGGTAAGTGGTCAATTGAAAATTTTGGGAAATGGAACGGACAATCTGCGCTTCTTCCCTGAAGACGCAACCAGCGATCTGATCAATATACTCCAGCTCGCAGGCAAGTGTGTCTATTACCAATACGGAGCATTGCTGGACAGGCCAATAGAATTGTTCAGGATCTGCCCATGGAGGTATGCAAAGAACACGCTCCGGATAACTGATAGAGAAAGATTTTGCTTTATACCAGGCCCGCAATCCGGCAAAGACAAGAACATCGTTTTGTGGCCGAAAGCCGGATGCAAGCAGTTTGGATAGCCGGTGGCCGAAAGGGGGAACTTTTTTGTTGCGCACGCTTGTATCCTTACGCGCAGGAGCTATAATGCGCGTGTCTGTGTATAATCCCTGTCTGGCGGGGTTCCAAGGCCCCGTCTGACAATCTAAAGCTCAAGTATTTCGAGCAACTTCCTGTTCAGCGCATCATACTTTTCCGGCTCCAATAATAACAGCCCATATTCTTCCAGCAGACGTATAATAGCCGAATGCCTTTGCCATTCATCCCGCATGCCAACCTCCCTGTTGACCCTGTTATCCACAAAAACACTGGATAACCCTGTTAATTATTGACATCATGGTAAATCACGAGGTAATCTAGCGTCAATATATAAAACACCAAAGGATGCTTTTAATGGCGACGAAAGAAAAACGGATCTCTCTGCGTTTTGATGCGGAAACATGGTTATTTCTCAAGCACTTGTCTGTTGAACAGTGCCGCTCAATGAATGAGATTGTGGGGGAGCTGGTGCGTGGTCTAAAAGACAAGCACCAAAAAAGACTTGACTACCGTATGGGTCACGGTAAAATGACGCCAGAAAGGTTAATAAATGAGGGCTATTGAGATGAACGCAAAAGAACAGGAAAACCTGGTGGGAGCATTCAGGCATTTGGACCTGATTAACAAATACAAAGAGATGTACGGAAAGGACTGGCGCCAGATTTACGAGGAAGACAAAGAAAACGACTGTCTGCTGAAGGTTGGTTGAGATGTCAGTTTTCTGGTGCATAGTGATTTTGCTGGCTGGAACCTGGCTTCAGGTCATAACTGAGGACAAATAAATGCTGACCGCAATATTTATAGTGCTGGTATTGATTTGGGCGGACATGAAATAGGCAGTTTGGCTGCCAGAGGGGGTTGGCGCCCCCTCATGGCGGATGCGTCAAAACTCACTGGAGGTAAGAATGGACGAGACAATCGTAACTCATTGCGTTGATAAAGCGCAACCCATCATCTGGACCCGAGAAGGGGTTGGATTTCGGGGAGACGGGCATATCTTTTGCCCAATGTGTGAAGAATGGCACCATAATACAAGTCTGTGCCAGATGACCATGGAGGGTCAGCCATGAATATGGATCTCGAACTGCGCATCCAGCGTGGCATGCGACAAATCGTCAGCGACTATATCGAATATTCTCGTTCGGACGACTGCTTCGATCTGCTATATGAAGACGTTCCTGAGTACGAAATAGACAAACTCGTCGCCATATTCATGGAAGACAGTGACCACGCTGCTGAAGCCTGTGGCCCTGATAACGATGCCTTTGAAGACAAAATGCGCCCTGCCCTTCACTGCGCATTCAAAAACCACGACTGGGAACTGGTAAGCCATACATTTGCCCGTGAATGGATGGGCGGCGTCCGGTCATATTTTGAGGACAGACTGCGTGAGGAGCTGGAACAGCAGATTGTCGAATACAACAACGATTTCAGCAAACCAGATGAAATGCACAGGGAGTACACAGCATGCGGAGAGGAAGCCCGATTGTAACGATAGCGTTGGGATTGTTTGTATTGTGGGTAATTTGGGAAATTTTGATCTTTATCACTAATTGAGGGGAATGAAATGTCACTGACACACAGGTCCGAAGTTCAGGCCATGCAGGCTGTTAATGGCGCGATACTGGAAAAAGTATTGCTCGAAAATGATTTCTCAAAGCTGAGTCCGGTTGAAAAGGTCCAGCACGTGAAAAACATCTGCGATTCACTTGGCCTTAACCCATTGACCAGACCAATACAAATATTGAAATTCAACGGAAAGGAAGTTCCGTATTGTACCAAAGATGCGACCGAACAGCTTCGCAAAAATCACAAGGTATCTATCACCAGCCTTGATACCAAAATTCTGGATGGCTCGACTTATGTGGTCACAGCACACGCGCAGCTGCCGGATGGCCGTACTGATTCATCTACTGGCGTTATTGCGATTGGTGGCCTTAAAGGCGAAGCGCTTGCAAACGCCATGATGAAAGCTGAAACCAAAGCAAAGCGCCGGACCACGCTGTCCATCTGCGGACTGGGATTTTTGGATGAATCTGAAATTGATTCCATTCCAAATGCAAAAGTAGTGAATCTTGAAAGCGACAGGATTCTTGAAACCAAAGTGCTGGACATGACATCAGAAGCAGCCCTGCAGGTCCAGTCCGATAAATTCCTGTTTGAGATTGAGACTGCGGATTCTTTGGATAAACTGAAAAAAGTATTTTCCAACGTAAAAATGATCGACTGGGCAAAATCAGATTATCTGAAAATGCTGATTGATGCCAAAGACAAACGCAAGCTGGAACTGGAGCACGGTGAATGGGTGGACAAATTTGATTCTGAAACTAGTGAGGTGAAGCAATGACAGAATACCATCCTGAATCCGAATGCTGGTGCGACAAATGCGAATGCTTTGATTGCGCGTGTGAAACCAAAACTGTGGGGGTTGGGAAATGAAAGTTTATGTCGTTTGGTTTGATGGCTATGACAATTCCTGTGTCGAAGGCGTGTTTCTGAAAAAGGAAGACGCAGAAAAAGCAATCAGGGGATGTAACGAAAACTATCAGATAGAAGAATGCGAGGTTTATGAATAATGAATTATAAATCAAGATTAATTAAACGCCTGAAGTCAAAAATAATATTAACTGATAGTGGATGTTGGGAGTGGACTGGAGCTAATGGAAATGGCTATGGAAGAATAACTATTTGTGATAAAAATTCAAAATATAGATATAATTCTCTTCAAGCTACTCATAGAATATCTTATGAATCTTTTGTTGGTCCAATCCCAGAGGGGATGCTCGTATGCCATAAGTGTGATAATAGATCCTGCATAAACCCTGAGCATTTATTTATTGGAACTCCTCGCCAAAATTCATTGGATATGGTAAATAAAGGTAGAAGCAATATGAAAAGAGGTGTTCACTTTAAACATAATCCTAGTTTAAAGTTATCTATTTCAAAAGTAAAAAAAATCAAGATTCTCCTTTCAAAGAAAAATATGTCAATTAAAAAAATAGCAGAAAAATTCGATGTCCATCGTGTCACAATAAACAGTATAAAGCTAAATAAAATCTGGAAGGAGGTTATCCAATGACCCAGCTATACAAGATCGCGGATGAATATCAGGAAACCCTGAACAGCCTCATGGATGAAGACGGCCTCATAAACGAGATGGCCATTGCAAAGCTGGATGAAATAACAGGAGATTTCAATCAAAAAGGGGTTGCAATCGCCAAATATATCAGTAACATTGACGCCGATCTGGAGGCTATCAAAACCGAAAAGGAACGTCTGGCAAAGCGGCAGGCGGTCATGGAAAACAGGGTGAAATGGATGAATGAATATTTAAAGGGTAACATGGAAAGGACAGGAATCACTGAAATATGCTGTCCATATTTTTCCATCAAGATCAAAAAATCTCCACCATCGGTTGATATTCTGGATCGCAATCAGATCCCTGAACATTACCTGAAAACCAAAACAGTCGTGTCAGAGGACAAACTGAAAATGCGCGAGGACATGAAAAACGGCCTCAGTATTCAGGGGGTTCGGCTGATACAAAACACATGGCTTGATATACGTTAATTAAAGAGGAATAAAACATGAACCTGTACATGATGCGCGGCACAGCAGAACCCGAAAAAATTGGTGATGTCATTATTGATCTTGATAAAGTTTTAGCTGTCTTTTGTGTTAAAGATGATGAAGGAAAATTTGGGGTAATAGTTGAATATACACAAAGTGATGTTGCAAAAATGTGGTTTAACACTGAAGATGAAGCCCGAAACGAGCTTGCCAATATCCTGAAAATCATGGGTGGCGATTCTCGTTTTTCCGAAAAAATTATTTTCAAAAATCCTCCTGATAAAAAAGAAATGCTGGAAAAAGCCATGAAAAAGGCACTTGAGCAATTGCATTTATAGAAACAGGTTTTATGTCCATGGCTCCTGTCGCGGCGAGACGGTTCCCAAAAGGATCGCGGTCAAACGGATGGGAAACCATGGGCACTTTTTATAACACCGCGCTGCTGTGTGAAGCAGGTCTGGCCGATGCCATTCGCAGTGGTACTGTTGTGGAGTGTATCGGTAAGCAACAGGATAGGACTGCATGAGAGGTTCAAATCCTCCCGGTGTTTCTTTTTTTGGCCGACGATATTTGGAGTCCGGTAGATACCAGCGTTGAGACTTAAACAGAGGAAAACGCGCAGCCTCATCCAAAGACAATAGGCCATTTTTTACTGGAGGAAACCACAATGGCGAAAGCGAAAAAAGTTAAGGAAGTGGGAAACGGTTTCAATTTGGATGACTGGATTTCAGTTAAAAATCCCGGTACGCACGGCTATCTGGGAGAAAATCAGATACAGATAAAAGTCCAAAGATATGACAAAAATCCTAAAAAATACGCTCTTGTTATTGCATTCAGAAAAAGCATTGTGGATTTTTTGGCGCCCAGAAAAGATGAAGGGATTTTTATTCTTCAAAACAAAGATGATGAAAGCAGATTTATTATGATTCGCAGTCCTAATGGCTATAAAATATGTGTGCCAACTACAGGTAAAAATTATTATTTTATTAAATTTTCAGTATTTCTCAGTAAACAAACCGAAAAATTAAACAAATTATTGATCCTGTTTTTCATGATAAATCCGTAAACAGCGGATCAATTGTTGAATTCAAGATTAATTTTGACAAAAAGCTTTAAGGAAACAGGAATGGAAAATTTCAAAAAAGAAATATCGTTTCTTAGCTGGATGAATCATTTCAATGATCTGCGCAGACAATACCTGAATCTTGAGAATGTAATCTCTGATCCCATGCCCGGAACATGTGTTGAAGATACGCTTGCCATGATTGAGGATAAAGAGGAGATTGGCAGGAAGATCGTGCGTTTTGTAGTATATGGAGAGATGGATTAATATTAATTATGAATGATATTAAACATGTGAAAAAAATATGCAAAATTCATGGAGAATTATTACCTAATCAGATATATGTTTACAAATCAAAAACAAAAGACGCCATTATGGCGATTAGGTGCAAACTATGTATTAATAGCAATCTAAAACAAAAACGAAAAAATTGTCCGGAATACAGAAAAAAACACAGAGAATACGTCAAAAAATATTATAGAAAAAAAATTGAAAATGATCCTGATTTTCTTATTAGAAAAAGAGAAGAATATAAAAAAAACAACCCTGGGAAAAGAAG